AGGTTTCATTCAGTTGATATTTCGACCGAAGAAACTTAAAGGTTTATCCTTATCAGTAATAAGAGATAGTATGTCATCCATCTTAATGATATTAGTTTGAAATAACTGAGTAGAAAATCCTACTAAAGGGTAGATTCGATCATAGATTTTATCTTTTGATCGTCTATTACCAATAAGAAAGAGTTTTCATAAATCTTTACCTCAATTATTATTTATTAAACGAGTAGTAACTGCTAATCTACCAAAAAAGTTGTTAGAACTTAACAACTCTTTGAAAGATAGTGCAGAAACATCATTCCCAAAAAGGGAAGTCCGTTTAGCAAATTCTAATACAGGTTTAGACTCAGATATAATTGACTTAGATAAGTTAATTGAAATTCCAATCTGTTTACAAAAAGATTGGTATCGATTAGCTATATCTTTATCAAAAAGAACTAAATCATCACCGAGAATGACATATTGATCATATCAGTCCTGAAAAGAAACTTTTCCTAATGACTGTGCAATGAACTGAATCATCATATGATGTGTTAAATTTAACATATCTCATGAAGATAAAGCTCCCATAGGTTGGCCTACTTTATAACGAAGAGTTTGAAGAGGAATATTATAATCATTTTTTGAGATAATAAAATCTCTATTGACCAAAATATTTCCTCACAATTCTCCAAGTTCATTTCCAAAAAGACTATTCAAAATAGCCTTTTGGGAAGTGATAGGTAAGCGATCAGTGGCAGCACTTAAATCAAAACCATAAGAGCAATTATGCTTCAAAGATAAACTTTGGGCATAATTGAATCCTTTATTTTGATTAAGGGTACAATCATTAGGAATCTTCTCAAATAAAGAAAAAAGCTTAAGGTGTAAAGGATTAAACAACGATTGAGTTAATACATCAACCATTGCAAAAACCCTTAATTTACCAGCAGCCTCTTCTTTAAAAGAGAGCTTTCCTAAAGGACTTAGATCAACTTTCCAATTACCTCTAATATTATACTGTTTTTTTAAAAACTCTATATTATTAAACAAGGTATAAATGTTTTTGGAATTAGTTATTTTAATATATACTAAAAATTCTTTTAAAAATTCAGAATTTTTAATTGAATAATAAGCATCTATTAAATGACTAAAACTTCTTGGTCCTTGAGGAGAAGATTTTACTAAAGGTAAAACTTTAGTAACAGTCAAATCCTCCAATTGGAAATTAGAAAATTTCTTCAAGAGTTTCAGAGAATTACTCTCTAATCATCTATTGAAA